GATTTTAACAGGGTCTTTGATATTCAGGGCGGTGAGAACTTGACAGTTACCGTGGAAGATTTGTCAGAAGAGGTAGAGGAACTCTGGGAGGCAGCGTATCACTAATGGGTTGACAGATTCTCTGAAAAATGTTATAATTGCACTTGACAGTTACTGTTAGATAGTGACAGCAGTTAGGCGGCGTTCGTTGATATCGCGGCGTGGCGCGTTAAGGCGTATATAAAAACGCTAACTACCCTAACCTACAACGAACCCAAATCGCGAACTAAATATACTTCATCTCAAAAAAATTTTGGGGTAGGAAAAGGTCCTATTAGGTTTATAGATGGAAAAAAATTTCCCGGAAATTTCTCAGAGTCCTATACCTTGGCGGCGTCCATGGGGGCACTATGAGAATCTCCTAGAAACAAAACTGTATAAGGTTAAGAGGATTGTAGTAAATCCTGATCAACAAATATCATTACAATACCACAACCATCGTGCAGAGCATTGGACGGTGGTAACGGGTAGTGGTTATGTAACTATCGGAGATGATGTGCATTATGCCACGGCACATGACACTTACACTATTCTGAGAGGAGAGCAGCACCGCTTAAAGGGTGGTGAGGACGGCATAACTATTATAGAGGTCCAGCTAGGATCTCGTTGTGATGAGGAGGACATCGTAAGGTTGAAAGATGATTACAAACGAGTATAGATTTCACATCTACGCAAAAAATAAGTGTCTTTATTCTAATTTGACAAAAGAAAAATTCACAAAAACTTGGGAGACCCTAAAAGGTATGGTGGGTCTCATGAAAACTGAATATGAACTCGAAGACTTGCAATACGAACGTGTTGAATTAGAACCCAACGCTGACGCTTCGTATTGACAAGACATAGATACACTGGTAGAATTGAATTGTAGGTTATTCAAACTTATGGCAAAAGGATTTACAGTAAAGGCAAAGACTCCCCCAGTTCAGAAAAAGGAGGAGTTTGACATTGATGCAATCAAACAACGGATGAAGGGTAAGAGCATTGTGTTCTGTCTGCCTGGTCGTGGTGTTTCATATGTGTTCTTAAAGAACTTTGTTCAACTTTGTTTTGACATGGTTCAGAATGGTATGAGTATCCAGATCAGTCAGGACTACTCTTCCATGGTTAACTTTGCACGTTGCAAGTGCTTGGGTGCAAATGTACTTCGCGGACCTGATCAGATTCCCTGGGATGGTAAACTGACATATGACTATCAGTTGTGGATTGATAGTGACATTGTATTTGACACGTCCAAGTTCTGGCAACTGTGCGACCTTGCGGTTTCTGAGGATGGTTCAGAGAAAGAGATTGTTTCTGGTTGGTATTGCACTGAGGATGGTAAGACCACTTCATGTGCTCACTGGTTGGAAGAGAATGACTTCCGCAAGAATGGTGGAGTCATGAACCACGAAACTCTGGAATCTATCTCGAAGAGACGCAAACCCTTCACGGTAGACTATATTGGTTTCGGATGGGTGATGATCAAGAATGGTGTCTTTGAGAACAAGGAGATGAAGTATCCTTGGTTTGCTCCGAAGATGCAGCAGTTTGAATCTGGTGAGGTTCAGGATATGTGTGGAGAAGATGTCTCCTTCTGTCTTGATGCTATCAGTGCTGGATTTGACATCTGGGTTGATCCCCGTATCCGTGTTGGTCACGAAAAAACTCGGGTTATTTGATGGGTTTTAAAATCCAATTGTATAAGAGTGATTATGTAATCAGCAATCAAGAGGAGATTTATCAAGAGTCTCTTTTGGTTGCTGATAAAGTATCACGTTTATATGATGGAGTTACTGCTGATGATAGAAAGGGCGTTTATAAAAAGATTCCTGAGTCTATCAATGTAACTTGGTTATATCCAATTTACAATCTTTTTGCAGCAGCTGCTCCATCTATTCATTTTTATGAAATCAATGGATTTGTCAATCAATCTATTAGACAGTATCTCTTTGACATTGTTGGTTATCCAAAAGACACTAAGATATGGTGTCAGACTTGGATTAACTGTCATAATCAAGATAGTCTTTTAAACAAGCATACACATCACTTTCCTCATCATGGATATCTCTCGATTCAACCAAGAGATACTCAAACTATGTTTTATGATGGAGATGAGGTAGCATATTGCATAAAGAATGAACCTGGTATTCTGTACATTGGACCAGGTAACATATATCATGAAGTTCAAGCATTAGAACCCATCCAAGATTATAGAGTCACGATTGGATTTAATTTTATCACAAATCACGATTCTTATGATAAAATAGATGGGGCATCATTCATTCCGATTTTATAATTATGGCAAAAATTAAATCATCCCTTACTGGGGGAAATATGATTGAGTCTCGTCCCAAAAAGACTCGTCAAGGAGATGGAAAGCATACTAAATATGCAGCGAGCTCGCGTAACTCGGCTCGTAAGCGTTATAGAGGACAAGGAAGGTAATTCATGAGTCAACTCGTCATCAATCTCCCCGCAAAGAAAGTGTGGGTTCGCAAAGAATATCTAAGGGATTTGAAGGACGGGCATGGTGAGTTTGTAGAGGGCGTTTGGGTGACTGCTAAAAGCATCCCCGGACGCGCTTTTTATTTTGAAACTTATCTGCCTGAGTATGGTGCAATGTTCGATAAGTTGCCCATCAGTGCTTTTGTCTCGGAACCAGTCACACCTGACCCTGATCTAGATCTTCCAAATCTTCAATTTTGGAACTGTATGGACTATGGAGTCCGCTGTATTGAGAAACAATTCATCGGATCTATGGATATTGAGATCCGAACACGTAACTACGGTAATCTGAAAGGGGAATATGTTTTCACTCTGGACAACTATCACCCTGATCACGATATTATTGACACAAATGTAAGTGAAGTGCCGCAAGAACACAAGTCACATAACTGCATTGAACTAGAAAATGGGCAGTACGCACTGTACCCCAACAATAGAACACGGATTTATGACCTCTCAATCACCCCTGAAACGCCACTTACGCCCGATTTCAAGGTCTCTACGGAATATTATCAAGTTGAGAATGGAATTCGATGGGGAAGACTCGGTGATACCGACGAATATTTCTGGGAAACCGGAGAAGAAAGACTAAATTCTGGAATTTCTTCCTAATTTCGTACTAAATAAGACAGATATTCTGGCGATAAGTAGTGCCGCAAGCAGTCTCACGTCGATTTAAAGACATTTCCTTGTCTTTTTTGAAGCATCCGATCACTCGTGATCTGGTTTCAATCTCGAATGAGACTGCTATTTCACGTTCTATAAGAAATTTAGTCCTCACTTCTCTTGGAGAGAGACCATTTCAACCTGATTTAGGTTCTAGGGTGTCTAGAAGCCTGTTTGAACTGTTAGATTTCGGTACAGCAACGATTATTAAGAAAGAAATTGACGTTACGATCAAAAATTTTGAACCAAGAGTAGAAATTAACACGATTGAAGTGACTCCTGAATACGATAATAATGGTTACAACGTTTTAATTTCGTATTTTATCGTCGGGCAACCTAGAACGCCCGTACAATTAGAGTTTATTCTTCAAGCAACAAGATAATGCCACTCACAAAGTTCTCAAATCTAGATTTTGATCAAATTAAAACGCAGATAAAGGACTATCTGCGAGCAAATTCCAATTTTACGGACTTTGATTTTGAAGGATCGAACTTTTCGGTCTTAATTGACACGTTAGCATATAATACTTACATCACTTCGTACAACGCCAACATGGTGTCGAACGAAGTTTTTATCGATAGTGCCACATTAAGAGAAAATGTGGTCTCTCTTGCGAGAAATATTGGATATTTACCCTCTTCTAGAAAGTCTGCAAAAGCGACAATCAGTTTTTTTGTTGACACCAGTAGTCTGACTACTAATCCTACGACAATGACCCTTAGAGCGGGTCTGGTTGCCCTCTCAGACAGTTTTGGTGGCACCAACTTTACCTTCTGTATTCCCGAAGATGTCACTGTTCCCGTTACTGATGACAGTGCATTCTTTGAAAACATTGAAATTTACGAAGGAACGTTTCTTACGAAAGAATTTACCGTAGATACGTCAAATATTGATCAAAGATTTATCATTCCCAACTCTAATGCTGATACTTCAACATTAGTGGTTCAAGTAAAAGAGAGTTCATTTGATATATCCTCTGTAAAATATCAATTAGCACAAAGTTTAGTTGATATTAACTCAACATCTAAGATTTTCTTATTACAAGAATCCTCTGATGAAAAATTTGAGGTTCTTTTTGGTGATGGGATCTTTGGCAACCGTTTAGAAAACGGAAATGTCATTACAACAACCTATGTGATCACAAACGGTGACCTTGGTAACGG